AGGAGCTTGCCCATCTCGTTCAAGTCATACATGCCTTCCCGTGCCTTGAACATCGCACGAACCACCTGGTCCATAGGCATACCGAGCGCGGCCGCAGCATCACCGAGAAGGGTAAGAGTTTCCGTCGTGGTGCCGATTTCGAGGCCGAGTGCTGAAATGAGCAGGCTTGCCTCTATAATCCCCGGCAAATCGAAGGGGGTCTTTGCGGCAAAATCTACTAGCTCTTTGAGGCGGGCCTTTGCGGCCTCCGTGGAACCCGTCAAGACCTTGAACTGCGCCTCGTAGCGTTCCATCTGCCCGGCCGCCTGAACTAGTTTCCGGCCAAGAAGAATGCCCGCCGCACCCATCGCTACCAGCGCCAAGCCAGCGCCCTGAATCGCCTGTTGGTGCTTCGCGACCGCCGCGGACATCCGGCCCATCGCGTCCTTCGTCTGCTTCTCGACCGCGTTCAGGGCCTTGATCGCTTTGTCGTAGCGCAGTTCGATTGTGCCGAATATGCCGCCGACATCCAATGCCATATCAGTGTCTCTCGCCCTTCAAGATTCGTCTCCCCTTCTCGTCGAGCGGCCACTTCTGGCGTTCCCGGGCTATCAGCTGGCCGAGCGCATCCCAACCCGACACGTCTTTTTGCTGGGGGCCAGGGGCAATTACTGGCGCGGGATGGCTGCTCTTGGCCATGGCCTCAAGTTGACGAGCAATGCGGTTGCGCGCGGTCTTTTCCAGGTACGGAAACGAGGCGGCCTCAACCGCCGCGATGTGTTCCCTCGCGTTCCACCGCAGTCCAGCATTTAGCAGGCTTGTGAACAAGCGGAAGTCCATCGGCAGGAGGCCGTCTAAGGTATAGCCTCCTCCGACGTAGCGGAGGAATCCGGCGATGGCATCGGGCCAGTCAATTTCATGGCCGCCTCCGCTACCCGCAGCGTTTCCGCTGCCTCGGGGAAAAAATGGGCCGTGACCAGCTCGGAGAGTTTCAGCGCCTGCTGCGCGTTCAGAGCCAGAAACTCCTCCCGCGGCATCCCCGCCGCCTCCATCGTTAGGGCGACCAGTTCCCATTGATCCTCGCTGCCGTCTTGCCGCGCTTTGTCCAGTTTGATCATCGTCGCGACCGTGATCGCGACAGGATAGGACTTGCCGTTCACCTTGACCGCCAGCGGCTCGACCGCTAACGCGTCGAGATCGTGCTCAACTGCCATTGTTCAGGCTCCTCTCCAAACTAGCAGGGCAGATTTGCTTCATTGCCCATGAAGAACAGTCGCGGGCAAGCCTGGCTTACCGGGAAGATCTCGAACAGGACGTGGATGACCTTCTGCACATCCGGGCCGTGCTCGATCTCTGCGTCTATCCGCGGAAACGCCAGGGGGAAGATGAACCACGTCTCCGGGTTGGTATCAGGTGCATTCTCCCAATACGGCTTCAGGATGAGCCGCTTCGAGTATGAGCGGTGCGAAGTCCCCAAACCAACCTGAATATCGAGGGCCTGGTCGCCAGGCGCCGGTGTCGGAGTAGTTACGCCGCCGCCGTAAATCTTCGCTTCTGTGGGCATCACGTTTAGCAGCAAGTCCCAGCCCATATTGGCGAAGTTGGCCTCAACCTCGACCGTCTTTCCGACCCCGTAAATGTCCCAGGGGTTGACGCCCGTCTGGTGGAATGTGACGGGAAACGTCTCCTCCCGGATACGCACGATTGTAGGGCCAGCTTCCGTCTTGCCGAACTCCTCTTCTACTCCCGCGTCGCCCCATAGAATCTGCGCAGGACCGGCGAGGGTAAATTCAGTTGCGTCTGCCATCTTATTTGCCTCCTAGACTGCAAAAAGCTCCGCCGAGCGCGCCCGCACGACATACATCGCTGAGACCTCATGCCGGAAACGCTCATCGCCACCAATCAGTTGCGGCTTCGCCTGCGCCAGGATGGTGTCGGCTATCCACTCCGCAGGATAGCTCCCGTCGCCTAGACGCACCGATGCCGCGTCGCGCAGGACCCGGTGAATCAATATCCCCAGGTCGTGCGCCTCCCAGAAGTCCGGTTCGACCGGCCCCAGGCAGAGCACCTGGAAGACCGCCATCTCAAGATTGTGCCGGAGCCGCGGAGACATAGGGTCTCCGCCAGCCTCCAGCAACACAGCTACAGCTCCGCTCGTCTTGGCAGGCAGATAGCCGCAGTGCCAGTCCACGCCGCGCTCCAATCCTGTCTGCGCGGCCACCCAGTCGAAGAGTTCCTTTACCAGAACCATCTCAGGCCGTCCCCTGAATCTGGGCTATCTTGCGGCCCCAACTGCTCACATATTGCTGGCGGAAGCGCTGGAGCTTGGAGGATAGGAAGTAGTTCCCTGATCCCGGCTCCCGGAAAGTCATCGGCACTTGATGGACATGGGCCGCGTAGGGTGTATTGAAGCCTACGGTCAGCGTCGCACCAGAGGGCCGGGCGAACACCTCAAAGGTTCCGCTTGACCGCAGGTTACCAGTGTCGATTGGCACGGTTGGAGGAACATTGATCGAGTCCCAAATCACCTGCTTTCCGATCTGCCCGGCCGCTTTCTGGGCAGCGGTGGGGTAGGATCGCGTGAGACGACGTAGCCTCGCCTGCATCTCGCGCCACTTGGCCTCATCCCAGCGGATGCTCATCGGATCGCCACTCTCCAGTGATCGCCCTGGTCGCCCAACCAACCTCGCTCCCAATTCACCTGCGCTACCGCATAGGTGCGTCCCAAGAAGATGATCCGATCCTGGCCGCCTATGGTAAGATCGACATCTTCCCCCGTCGCCGGGTCGGGGTAGGTTGGGGGAATGTAGACCTCGGCCGCGCATGGAACTTCATCCCCATGTGGTCCGATGGTCCGGTTCACAGTGAAGTCCACACGGACATTCAGCATCAGCGATTCCGGCGTTGGTTCAGATAGTGGTTTGCCATAAACATCTGTGCCAGTACCTGCATCGCAGGTCGGCCCCCGCAGAAGCTGAATCACGTCGTAGCAATAGCGCGATATCTGACGCATCAAGCCGCCCCCAGCGTCGCCGGACTCGCACCGACGAACTTTCCCCAGGCCTGGGCCGAATCTACTGCTCGGTCAGAGGCCGAGAAGTCGCGTAGGCCACCCATCCATCCCCGCTCCTCAAGAATGTCTGCGTCTACGCCTATGGTCGCGTGTCTGCACCTCGGATGGAGAGGGGCTCTTCGCTCGTTCGTCAACAGTGGAAAGCCCGGGGTACGCCCGGAGATAGAGAAGATCTTACCCTGCCAGGGCAAGCAGACTGGGCAAGCACCGCTGTGCACGGTAAGTTGCATCAAGTCGCCGCCGAGGACCAATGTTTCGGCAATCGCCCCCTCCGTCGCCGCTTGGCGCGTGGCAGTCTGGGCGACGAGTTCGCCATACTTCTTCATGTTGTAATGGCGGCCCTTGATGGTGATGAACTCTCCCCGGGCCGCCCGCTCAAGGTTGCCCCGCAAGCCTTCGGGGACATACCCTTTCAATCGCTGCGAAGCCCCGTCTTTCAGGGTTTGGGTTATTCGCCGCCCCAGCTCTTTCGGCCCCAAGCCTTCGACTCGACCCTCAGCGATAAGCTGGGCCATCTGAGTCTCTTTCACGATCGTCTGTTGGGTGTCAACCCACATGCGCCGCGCAAAGGGCGCGATGCTCTCCAGACCGCCTGCCGTATCTGCCATGACGCGGGCGATCACGGCCTCGATGCTTCCCCGGTCTATCAGCGTCATCGCGGGTAGAACAGGGAGTCGATAGGCCTCGGCCGTGAGATTCACACCCTGGCGGTAGGCTGTCGGCAGATGCTTCTGGCTCCACCCCCGCTGGCCCTGCTCCAATGCCCGGACTGTTGAATCAATCTGTTGGAGCAGGAGTTCCGTGCGTCGGTAGGAAAAACGGCTTATCCCGGCTTGTCCGAGCAGAAGCGTCAGCCGCTTCTCTGCCTGCTCATAGAAGCGTAGCAGCTCCGGCGTCATCCGGTCGAACATGGTGACGTCGATTGGCATTCTTACCACCCAGCATCAGGGTTGTCGAATTGACCACGCCTAAAACTACTCTTCGTCCGGTCGGTATCCAGACTGCGGGTCGCCTTATCAGAAACGCTAATGCCTCCCACAAAGGCACCGATTCCAGCCGCGGCTGCAGAAGCCAAGATCTTCTCGGCCTTCTCCTGCATAGTTGCTGCCGCTGCATTCCAGTCCTCAGAGAACCGTCCAATTCGGAAGTTGGGACTATGGGCTATTCTCCGCGCCCAGGCGAGCAGCACCAGCCCTGCCGCTTGTGTCGCATTTGTGGCCCCGGCGAGAATCCCCGAGATTTCCGAATCGTGGATATACCAAGGCTCGCCAGAATAGGCCGGCCCCGTGTCCTGGATCGTGAATCTGATCCAGTCGAGGTCCGACGCAGCTGGATTTCCAGAATACGAGTGGCTCATACCGCGACCTTCGGCGGCCTACCACGGCGTTTTCGCTCGACGTTGTCCTGTGCGGGGCTTTCGACCTGGCCCGGTAGGGAAGACGCCAATGTCTCAATCGCTGCCGCAGGGCCGCCCCCTAGAGCTTGCTCTGGTATCCCCATGGCCTCCATCGGCTCCGCATTGATCGTCTCGTGTTCGTCGGCCATGAAATGTGGGTTATCGGCATTCCAAAAGCGTCGACCGCACGTGCAGACGACCGTCTCGGCAAAGTCCGAATCGCTCAGAACTGAGACCTGGCCGGACTGGATAAGCGGGTCCTGCGCTCCCAGGCGCAGCACCTCGCCCCTAACATACTCACGCTGCTCCCCCTCCTCAAAGAGGCAAAACTGCGCGATCTCTACCTTCACATAAGGCATGTCTCGTTCTCCTCAATCTGTAAGACTATGGGGGGCAGGCCGGCCGGTCTGGGCAGAGCGAAAAGCCCGCCCCCCATAGAACAGCAGTCCCCTATCTCCTTACCGGCAGATCGGTATGTTCACCACTGACTGGTTTACAATCCCAACTCCAGCGATGACATTCGGGAAGAACACTCCGAGGTCCGGCTCCACGATCTGCGTATCAAAGTGGATGTCGCCCACGAAGATATCCTTTCGAGAGTCTTCCTCGCCCCGGTATTGCGAGATCGCAATGTTCGTCCCGGTAAAGTTCGCTCCGGTGTAGCTGAACATGTAGCCCGACGAGGGCTGCTCAATCGAAGGGGTCGGCGTGGTGTAGCACAGCAGAGCATGGTTGCCGTAGCACCACCGACCGTCCCACTGGCCCTGCATCGGCCCCTCGTCATATACAGCCTCGGCCACGATCAGTCGCTCAATGTCCAGCGCCGCCGCGACCTGCTGCACGTTCAACCTCGGCTCGGCCGCGGTGAGGTTGCGGTAGATCGCGGTGATGGTCGGGTGAGTCCGCAGGAACCTGAAGACCTGCTTGTTGACCAACAGCGTATTAGGCTGGAAGCCCGTGGTCAGATGCATCAGGATTCTCTGGGTGTCCACGTCCACGATCGGCGTGGCGTTCGCATTGTTCCAGGCGATCGGCACAGCGACCTGATTGGTCCAGACGCCGGGCACGAAGGCGGCCTGGGCGAACAGATACTCCAGCTTCAACTTGAGCCGCTGGGTGATGATCTGAACGCCGGTCCGCTCCGGTTGGATCGGCGCCGTCGCCTCCGCGCGCACTTCGTCGGGAAGCTCGTAGCGCGTGGCGTAGTTCCGGCACAGAAAATGGGTGTCCGTATTCACGTGGAAGCCCACGCCCTGGCTCTTAGCGCCGGGGGCGCGCGGCCTCACATCGTGAAGGTTGAAGAAGTCCTTGCGGCAGTAGCGGACGATCAGCCCGCTCATTTGGTTGGTGGGGACCATCGGGAACACCCGCTGGGCGACGAACTGCTCGTCACCCACCAGCCACTTCTCCGCTATATTCGTCAACGGCACGTTGACATGGACATCTCTGACTGTTGGTAGTGGCATTGTCTATCGCTCCTTACGGCCCGAAGTCCGTCCACGCGGCATCCGTCTTCCACGGGTTGAGGGCCTCAACGTCAAGAGTGGCCTTCTCCGATCCCGTAGGAGTCGGTGACAGCGTTCCGGGTTCATGCATCTGGCCGCCGATCCATTGTGTTTGCTGCGCAACAGCAGCGATTGCGTGGCCGTTTGCATCGGACATCCAAGAAGTCGCACAGGCTATGGCTGCGGAAATGACGCAGGGGCTCTTGCCCACGCGCATAACCAAACCCGGCTCGGTGATGTTAGGATCGTCCTGTAGGATCCCGCACATCTTCTGCCGGAGTCCGCATAGCCCGATCAGCGGCGAGTTCCAACGGTTGGACCAGCAGACGATGTCCACGATGTGGTACTGGTTCGCCCGCAAGTCCTCGTTGGCAATGAAGGTGTGGAGAACTTCTCCTAGCTCGACTGCCATCGGTTATCCCCTCCCCTGCAGCTCGGCCCGATGGCGGGCTGCTAGTTTCGGATCGTCTTCGAGCACTTTCAATCCGGCATCGGCCTCGTCCAGCTTGCCGTCCGATTTCTCGACCAACTCCTTCGTGCGCTTTGCGATCTCTTCTCGCGCCGAACTGGCGTCAAGAGAACCGCGCCGCGAACTGCCGATCTCTGTGGTCGGGGATTCGGTGCCGGAGGCATGAAGGGCCGGCGCCCAGGCCGCGATCTTCTTGCGGCCTTCGGGATCCATGCTCTTTACGAAGGCCACTTGGTCTTCGAGCGACATGCCGGGAAGGTTCATCTCCTCGACTATCTCTCGGACCTGACGTTCGTCTTCTTTGACGCCCACCGCGGCCTGGAACTTCGTAAGCTCCGCGATCTTATCGTCGCGGCTCTTCAGCATCTCCACGAACAGCCCCAGAATCGCGGGCTGCTCGCTGGCGGCCTTCATCACCGCCTCATAGTCCCCGGCCTTGGCAAGCGTCAGAACCTCGGCGGGAAGAGCATCCTTCCCCGCCGCCTTCTTCTTCTCGTCCTCGGCCTTCTTGAGGGCGTCGGCCTTCGCCCGGGCCTCCTTCTCCTCGTCCTCGACGGACTTGGTCTTGGCCTCGGCGAAGCCGAAGCCGGCGACGGAGGCGAGCTTCTTGAGCACGTCCTCCCCGACTTCGTCCTTGTAGGCGTTCAACAAGCGCAATGCGCCCTTGATCGCATTCTTGGCCTTGTCGGAGACGCCGGCTTTCGCAAGCTTTTCGAGGGCTTCCAGCGCCTCGGCCTCATTAGTGGCCGCGGTGTTGAGAGCGTCCTCGATTGCTTCAGACTCTGCATCGGTCAAAGCATCTTGTGGCATCTCAGTTCCTTTCTCCGATTTGTAAAGCAGGAATTTCCTTCGGTTGGCCGCTCGTCAGCGGTCAACGAGTGAGATTTCTCGAACGAAAAGCCGTCGAAGTTCTGTCGGCTGTTCTTCCTCGTCGTCTCGCTCCGTTGACACAAGCACCACCTCCTTCGGGGGTGTCCGGGCCAACAAAAAAGCGGCCCGGCAACTTTCGTTGCTGGACCGCTGGGGTCTCTACTTATTTAGGCCGCTGATGGGCGCTTGGCCCGGTCGCGAGGACTCAATGGGCCGAGGTATTCAGTTGTCAACTAATACCAGTATAGCATGGAGACGAAGCCTGTCAAGGGCCTCGCCTCCATTTCTTGCCTCAACTGCCTCGCCGCACCGAGCCTTGCCAAACCAGGACAAGCCAAAGTCTACCCGATCATGCCTTGCCGCACCGCTCCTGTGGATTGGACTACTACCCTATTATACACTAAGTCCACAGAAGAGTCAACCTCTTTTCTTTACCTCCCTCGCTGGGGGCCTACCATTCTCGAACTCCCAGATCACCAGGCGACCACACTTCCCGCAAACATGCTCTACAGATCCCTCCGCTTTGACGAGCATCTCACGGAACAGCAGACGCCCACACTGGCAGCGCATCGTGCGCCAGCGGGTCTTCTCTTTCGGCTCTAGTTCGCTAGCGCGCATCGGCTTTGTCCACCGTCAGGTGCTTGCAGATCGTCGGGACATACCAGGCCCGGTAGCCCGCCCTGAAGGCCTCCAATGCGAAGCCCACGTCCTCCTGCCGCCCCCTGGCGTCTGTTTGCCACCGCGCCGCCAGGAGCAAGTCGCGGGAATACCAGCAGACGGCCCCCGCCGCGAGGCAGGCTTCATGTGTGGGGTCATGTGGGTCGCCGCTTCGTGGCTCGCGCCCTCCGCTGCCGCCGCCGACCTGCATTCGTTCTTGCGCCACCGGAAGGGGCCGGAAATGGCTCACCAGGCCACCCTGCGTTGCGACCTCTCGGAGCTTGAAGACATTCCAGTATCTCCCATCGGGGCTGTTTCGCACCAAGCCGGCGGCCCAATCCTTCTGGCTGCCAACCAAGTCCTGAAGAAGCCGAGAGGGCGCCGCGATATCGGAATCCACGGAGAGCAGGCCATCACAGCCAAGGCCTAGGGCAGTTTCGGCCAAGATGTTGCGCATGGTCGCTAGGCGGCCGTATTCTATCCTCCCATTCTCCCGGCTTCTGTTGTAATGCGGGCCGGGAATCGTGACCTCTACGACTGCCCCTTCAACGGCAGGCCCGATGGGCAATGGCGTTTGCCACTTAGAGATTCGCTCGTCGCAAACAAAGGCCCAGCGGAGTTCGAGTCCCGTCGTGTCCAGCCGCTCCAGGCTGCGGAACCACGGCTCTATAGTCCAGCGGTCATGAACGATGCCGCCGATAGCTACTCTCATATTACGATCTCCCGCTCAATGCGCCTCTCAATGTTGCGCTTAGTTATCGGACGCGCTTTCCGTGCGATTGTAGCCGCCTTCCGCCGCCGATACTCCAGGTAGCGCGCTTGGTAGTCGTCACTCATGCGGATCTCTTCGCAGCTTCGCCGCCGCCTCGCTGGTTGGCGCCCGCCTCAGCAGCTCCCCCGGCGGAAAGTGCGCCGTCTGAATCGGCAGTATGTCGCGCCCATCAGCGAATCCCAAGGGCCCCTGCCACGACGCCCTCCATTCCTCATAGCCGATGTGCTTGGCGGCCATTTCCGGGTCATGTTCCTTGTAGGCCAGTAGCTTCCAGTAGAGGCGAAAGGCCGTATGTTCCATCTCGATTGTTATGAAGGTTGCCGGGCTGTAGTAATACCAGGCATGCCCCGGCCGGAAATACTCCATGTTCTCCGGGTGCCAGCAGGTGCGGTGGGTTGGGTCTGACCAGGCTGCGGGGTTATACACCATGTTTGGCGTCTCTACCTCGCAGATCGCCCCGTGGCAGCAGACGCGCCACATCTCGCCCATCGAGTGCATCTTGTCGCGGAGATGCTCGAAGACGTCCGAGGCGAAAACCTGCTCCACAGAACCGTCCTCCCAGGGCCAGGGTTCGTTCAGGTCGCAAACTCTATCTATCCCGATCAGAGGCATGATGTCCACATTCTCCCAGCCTGGGCGCAAATCGGTTCCGCAACCTAGATTCAGCTTGAGCATATCACCCCTTCCTCACGCATATCGTTGTGTAGACCCCGCCACCGCAGCGCGCGGCCGAGGTAGAGCATGTGCTGCTCGACGCCGCCGAGGGCCATCACGGACTGGAGGAGGACGATCCTCACTTTTGGCCTCTCATCAGACACCAGCACGCGTAGCAGATCTCATGCTCCAACGGTTCCTCCACCGGCACCCACTCCTGGCTGTCATTGTCGCGCTTGCGGCCGCAGACGGCGGTCTCTTCATCGGCCATCGCGTGGACGCAGCCTTGGCGGTCGGGGCGCGGGACGCAGCGAAGGCGGGCGTAGTTGACAGTGCCAGGATAAGATGATAGACTCTTCACAATGGAGGCCACAGTCATGCTCCGGTACCCGAAGAAGAGTAGGCCCGGCCCGCTCCACCCCCTCTGGAAGGGCGGCCGCAAGACCGATGAACGCGGATACGTTCGAATCTGGATCGGTTGCAGGAAATGGAAGTATGAACATCGGCTAGTGATGGAGCGGTTGTTGGGCCGGCCGTTGCTACGATCTGAGTCAGTCCACCACAAGAATGGCAATCGAGGCGATAACCGGTCTGGGAATCTAGAACTCTACTCGCCCTCCAGCCACATGGTCCACCACTGGCGAGAGGGAGATATTGAGGCCTTCGGACGACCCCCGCGCCAGCAACCAGTATGTCACCCCGACCGCCCCTATTATTGCAAAGGCATGTGCAAGCAGTGCTATAGCCGACGAAGTGCGCGCGAATGGGCGCTTGCGAATCCGGAGCGGAGGCGACAGCAAGGTCGCCTTTACTACCAGCGGCATCTCGAACAAGAGCGCGCCCGAAGCAGGATAAAGAGCCGGTGTCAGCGCCTGCAGAAGAAACTCGCGTAGCGCTCATAGTTTCTGCACCCTCATCGTAGTATAGTTCCCGAATGCAGGGGGCACTAGGCACTCCACTCGTAGGCCTGGATCGTCATCATGTAGTAACCGCCGCAGGTCTTGTTCCGTGAACGCATGCAGGTGCATGGACCAGCCATCGTCCCACGGAGTGGTTGTCAGTAGAGTTCCTCTTGTAGCATCAAGCAGTGCATCGCAGGTTGGTTGCAACAGCCGGGTCGGCACGTGCTCAAGCGTCTCTTGGCAGCAGACGATATCGAATGGCTCAAGGACTGGTAGGACTTCATGTAGTGGCCCGGCGCGGAAGCCGAGATACCTCCCCCTATCCTCTGGCTTCAACCATGACACTCGCTCCTCGATGATCGGCTCCATGCCTCCTGCTATGTCGCAACCGCCAGCCCTGTGTCCGCGTTGTAGGAGTTCACAGAGAAGGGTGCCCTGCCAGCAGCCCGCGTCGAGGGTAGCGGGGTGATCAATGCTCAGGTGCTCCCGCTCCTGATCTACCAGGGCAAGGAACTGCGCCCACCTCGCCGCCTGGCCACACTCAAACCTTATCCCGCCTCCCTCCAGGCGAATAACCTTGTCGTCAAACACATTCCCCCGGTGCAGCTGGAAGATCAAGTCGTTGAAGGCGGCCCAGGCCTCGAATGGCATAGCGTCAGCGGCTTCTCGCAGCGTGGACACTTCGGCGTCGTCTGTCCCCCCGTCTGCATATAAGACAGGCCTCACTACATCCCACAAAGCTATTTGCTCTTCATCCTTGGGCTGGAATAGCACGGCGCGTCTAAGGGCCTGCCGCTGCAAGGGAGTGCAAGCTGAGAGCGTCTCCACAACTCGTTGTGCTAGATCGCATCCTGTTAGACTGGTAGACATTGATCTGCCGCTCCCGCATGTCGATAGTGTTGCATCGTCCCCTCCGGACTATCCGGGCAACAGGTATTCAGCCGGTATTGCCAATGGGGTTCGTTGAATTGGAGGTTGTGATCGGGGGCATGCCCCCAGTCTATGCCGATTTTGCCCAACCCCTTCGCGCAGTCGCAGACGGGAAGTGCCCATACCCCAAGGCTTGCCATAATCACCCTCGCTTCTGAGGCCTCTATCGCCCGGAAGATTCCCCTTAGTTCGCGTTCGTTTGATGGCGTTGACTGACCTCGATAGACCTTGGCCTTCTCGCCCAGGCCCAGCGGGCGTAGATAGTCAGCTAGCCACCTCTCCATAGGTTCACCAATCAAGAAGAGTGGCTCCTGCCTCAGCACCCGCTCGACAAAGCTGCGTCGAAGACCCATGTGTAGATTCACCCAGGCATAGGCGCTTCGCTCATAGAGCGCAGGTAGCAATCCGAATGCTTCCATCCAGAAGCCCAGCCAGGGGTCTTGATGCCAGCCCACCCAGTCGGCATTGCGGATTGCCTGAATCGAGCTTCGCCGAAGCATCCCCAAGTCGCTAGTGGAGGCCACGCGGTTCTCTACGTGGCTAAGTGGAGCATGAGCCATACCCAATATCTTTAGTTCGCCATCGCCAAGTCTTACTAGCGACCAAGGCCGGCCCTCTTCGAGTGCTGAGTAAAGGCTGGTCAGCGTCTCGCGGATAGGCTGCGCGATCGGTTCCTTCGGACTTGCCTCAGTCACTATGTTTGATCCTCCAGCACAGAATGCAGACCTCGTGCTCCAGGGGTGCTTCGACTTCTTCCCACTCCTGGCTCTTGTTCGTTGGCGCGGCCCCGCATAGGGCTTGAGCTTCAGTGTTCATCGCGTGCACCGGACTCGTAAGCTCTGGCTTACTCCGGCAACAGATACGAGCATATTCCGTCATCCTCAATCTCCAGGTTGTCTCGCGTAGGCAGCATAGCTTTATTCATGACCCAACCCCTACGATTATCGCAAAAACGCCGATTTGCCATCCCGACCGGAAGCATCGTGCCCTCGGCCTCTGCGACCAATGTTACGAAAGAATAATGTCTCGCAAGTGGCGACGAGAACACGCTGGCTATCATCGTCGGTATTATCCTCGGCTGTCCAGCACTGCCATATAAAGATTACGAATCTTCCTACACTGTATTTCCAGACTATGCTCCCGCTCGATGTAGGCTCTTATCGCCTTCCGTTCCGTGAGAAAGTCTTCTTTCTGCGCACTCCGAAACTGGGACAGAACGAACTTGGGCGACGGGTCCGAAGCATCATGCGGCCAACGCTGCGCCGCCCATTGGTCGCGACTAAGGGCCTCCAGAAGATGGGGCTGGACAAGATGGCCGTAGGCCGGTCGGTCGGCGTAGGCTGTGCCCGAACTACCAACGATGACGAGACGCCCCGCCGCTGCCGCCTCCATCGCTGTATTCGCTGCCGCGAAGACGGTGCGATAGCGATAGATGGTATCTTCTGTCGGCTTGTAGTCGAACCACGGAGCACATTCCTGTGGGGGCCAATCCGGCAGTTCGGTTTCGCCTACGGTAGTCCCATAGCAATCCACCTTGATCGTAGGGTCAAGGCTGCAAACCTTCTTGACATTGATCGCCTTGAATGCTCGCCCGACAAAACACGATCCCTCGCCCAGCTCCTTCCGGAAGGGGAACTTCTCCAGGTTGACCCAGTTGTAAATGGTCGTCACCGGTGGTAGGTTGAGATACTCAACACAGATGATGCCGGCCCAGGGCAGTTCGGGCATTGGTTGTGTCACGCCATGCATGGTGAATACCGCAGGAATCCGTAGCTCCTTCGGTAGGCAGGCTGACCACTGAATGTCGAAGAGGTCGCCTTTCAACTCGTCAGCCATATAGACGAGAAAGTCCTCGTAGACTTCGCCCGGCCCCATCATGATTATTCTATCCGAGGGGACGCCACACTGGCCGTAAAGTGTTGCCCGACCATAATGACCCCATCCGGACGCCAAGAGCCAGCACTCATCCCCATTGTCAAGAAGCCAGCGCATTAGCTCCCCCATGCGCCGCTCACATCCCCCGCCCTGGAGAATGCCGTAGGCGAAAATGATTCGCATCTTCACCCTTCCTCCAGATACCACGAGTGGACTTGCTTCCAGCGATCCCCCGTCTCGTCCCAGGGCGAATGCAAACGATCAAGAGCTTGGCCCATGTCCAAGGCGGGGATCGCATACCTCTCTGCAATCTCAACGCAGAGGTGGGCTGCTCGGGGGCCGGCGCCGATCAGTGCTATATCCGGTCGCCAATTGGCAAGGCAGGACGTCTCGTAAAGTCTATTGATGTCAGCCAAAGCTTTCCCGGAGCCGGACAAGCCATTCTCCAGCACGATCGGCGTGACTGTAGCTGGCTTCCATTCGTGAGGGCCGGGGATGTAGGCCTTGAGGTCGGTCGACAGATCGCCACTCTCCAAGGCCTTTGCGACCTCCACAGCGTGGTTATTTACCACTAGCACTCGCCGTTTCTCCATTAGACCCCAGAGCCAGAGGTCGAACAGCAGGTAGAACACCACAAGCCGATCTACGATCTGAGCGTCAGGCCGCAGCTTGATATCCCACAAGCGGAGTGTCGCCTCGGTTTTCGGCCTCATCTGCGGCCAGCGCGCGCAAGGGCCGGAATGAGCGATGCCAATGAACCGCAACCGCTCTATCGCTTCAGCCAATTGCTTCGCCGCCGACTCGGCCTCGCCCGTCACCCCCATCGTGGACAGCCAATGCCAGGTCTGAAAACCCTTGCCCGCCCAGAGAAGACCGGCCTCACTTTCGCACAGAGTAGCGAGCGAAGCCGGTTCCTTCCTTTCCATTGCCAGCGCAAGGTCTACCGCTACTCCAGCCGTATCTAGCATTGTCTCTATCCTTCCTCCTGATAGAGCTTGAATATCGTAGCTGGCTCGCTAGGCGTATGAAACCACGAGAATACGCAGCCGAGTTCTATCACTGGCATGCTGTGCATCTCGGCCAAGGCCACAGCTAAATGCGCCGCCCGTGATCCTGCACCCAGCAAACAGAGGTCGGGCTTCCAAGGCAGATTGCCCGCGTCGACAAGGCATTGGGCCGAGCCTGCAAGTCCATCCGCCAGCATTATTCCGGTGGTCTCTGCCTGCCGCCACCATTGACCGCCGGCAAAGGTCGCCAATCCGACTGGAGGCTGCCGGCCATTCAGCGCGGCGACGACCTTCTCGGCCTCGCTCGTTACTACAAGCACTTTGCGATTTTCCATCAGCGACCAGAGCCAACAGTCGAAGAGAAGATAGAAGGAAATGAGGGAGTCACCAATCAGTGCCTCGGGCTTGGGGCGAATATCCCAGAGATACAAGGCCTCCCTCAGCCGAGGTCCCATGCCCGGTTGACTCGCTTGTGTCCCGGAACGCGGCAAACAGACGATATCGCATTTGGGGATCGCTGCCGCCAATTGTTCTGCCACGCCCAAACGATCCTCGGCCGAGAATCCCCAGGCGCTCAGGTAATGGAACGATCCGAATCCCTTCGCTCCCCATAGCACTGCCGACTCGCCATCCGCCATCGAAATAAGGCTGCATGGTTCTTTTTGCTCAATCGCCTGCGCTAGCCGACATGCCACGCGGGCCGTATCCGCCTGCTCATTGGGGAAACCATAGATCATTGTGCTCTCCTTAGAAATCCGCCCCGACATAGGGTCATGCCAAATCTCTCCCTAGCGAGATCCGGGGCAAACTCAGGGTGTTGAGGTAGCCAGTCGGCAAGCGCCTCCGCTGGCCCCCGGTCTATCCCAGGGACTTTCCAGGGATGATTGATATGTGTATCTTCGACGATCAAGTAGCTTCCGGGCGTAATTAGCGGACCATAAAGATCCAGCTCCCGGAGAACATGGTCGGCCTTGTGGTCGGAATCCAGAATCGCCATGACGGGCGAGCAACCTCCCAACCATTCCTGTACCGCTACTAGCCTTTCTGGCGAAGTCGTATTCCCAAAGTGGTACGTCAATGCCGGATGCTGAGGATAGACGGGCTGGGGCGCGATATCTATCGTGAGCACCCGCCCATCGCCAATCATTCCCAGCACCGCCGCGAGCCAGGCAGAGGTTCCGCCCGATGACGTACCGCACTCAATCACGGCTGCCGGACGAACGTCATGGAGCATCTCTTGGTAGATCCAAAGGTCACACGGGGTCTTCCAGATCGGTGTCCCCAGCCAAGACATCTGGCAGATGAGGCCCGACTGATAGAACTCCATCATATAGGCATCAATGACTTCTTGGTTCACCGCGCTACGATCCCCTTCCCGACACCGCGCAAGGCCCTCACGACATTGACGTTCCCGGCGGTATCGTTCTGCTCGGCACCAAGATCTTACTCTGTGGTGGCGCCTTCCGCCATTGAAGGCCTATCTTCTTCATCATACACTCCATGCAGATCACCGCGACGAAGACCTCTCTCTTTCCGTTTACAACTTCGGCCTTGCCAAATACTTGCGCACCGGGAGGCCGCACCTCCTTGCCGCATACCTGGCAGGCCGTCGGGGACGGCTGCCCGGACGCTGCCTCGGGCTTGCCTCCGTTATCGCTCATCTCCACTCCTCCGGGTTCGCCTTGCCGGCAATGGCGGCCGGACTAGCTTGTCCTGGCGCACCATATCTGCTATACTGCCTATAGGAGGAAAATCGCGATGCCACACAGAGATCAGCATGGAATGTGGAAAGGCGGCCGCTACAAAGATTCCCATGGCTATGTTCATATATGGGTCGGGCCGCGATGCTACAAGTTAGAGCACCGTCTCGTAATGGAGAATGCCCTGGGCCGGACGTTGCTTTCTTCGGAAACCGTCCATCATCTAAACGGTATGACGACGGACAATAGACCAGAGAATCTAAGCTTGTTCCAGTCCACCAATGCCCACACGAAGACTCATTGGTTGGAAGCCGGTGTGGATGGTTTCGGCCGCGCTCACAAGAAGAAACCGATGGCGACATGCCATCCCGACCGACCCCATAATGCTCGTGGGCTCTGCGGTCCCTGCTACTGGCGTATGATGGGTCGCAAATATCGTCTGGAAAGACCTGAGCGACTCCGGCGGATTCGCCAGAGATGCCAAGAGAAAGACCCAGTTGCCTTTCTGGAAAAGCGCCGTGTCGCCGCCAAGAAGAAATATCATGAGAATCCTGCAATAATGCGAGCCAGGAGACGAATCTATTACCAAGCACATATTGAACAGGAACGTGAGCGCGCTCGCAATTATCAACGACAACGGCGATATTAGTCCCAGGCATCAGGATTGGCCTTTCCGCTAATAGCTTTGACAATCCGATCCAATCGTTTTCCATAAGTGTGGAATCGCCTCACGAACTCCATTCCGGTCTTCGCCTTCGTCGCCGCGGCGCAGGCATTGTCCAGCAGGTCCTCGCCCCATTCGACGGCCTGTTCCGGGGTATCCACCCAGACCATGTGCTTGTGATTCACGAACCCCAGGGCCCCATAAGCGTCGGAATATGGGGCCAAGAATGGTTTGCCGCAGGCCAATGCCTCGAAGGTGCGCATCGAGGTCATTACCGTCTTCGCCCGCCCGTCCATGCCGCTCCGCTGATTGTTCTGGCCTAGCACTATTCGCCCATGTCGATACTGCTCAGCCGAGGTATAGCAAGAGGTACCGCCGCGCCAGAATGGTTGCAGTTCCGGGTAGGGCGGTATCTCATAGGAGAAGATCGCCATGCTGTAGCCAGCCCGGGCCAAAGGCAAGATCATCGTCTTTGTCGCCCATTTTCTGGCCTCCCATTGAGTGTCATACCAATTGCAACTCAGGGCTATGTCGGCCGCATCGTCTGCTAGCGGCATCGGCACGTGCATCTTCAGCGGCTCCGCCGCCAGGGGTAGCCAGAAGACGCGGTTATGCTGAAGGGCAGCTCGGTAATTCGGAATGCAGCAGCGGTCACTGGTGAAGACGAAGTCAGCCATGCGCGCCTCGGCCAGAAACGGGTGATAGGCGTTCGGGTCTTCGATAGTCCACCAGCAGAAGGGCTTGCCCGCCTTCTCGGCCGCATCCCGCGCAGCGGCGGTCGCTGAAAGCCCGTCATGCGTCGCCATGTTCATCCCCAGAACGAAGTCGGCCTCCGCCGCCGAGCCTACGAACTCAGCATATGGCTCGCAGTAGGGCTGGAGGAAGCCGAAGGTGGGTGCGAAAACTCTCATCTCTCTCCTCGATGCCTCATGTGCTTCAAGGGGCAAGGCTTTGTCCCCATATCTTGAAAGGGCCTAGATAGATCCGGTATCCCAGTCCTCCGAACCAACGGCAGGAGATGCCGAATGCCAGTTGATAAGGAAAGAAAACCATGCCTCCTAATGCAAACGACGTTCTCCACTCCCAAAAATCATATGCACGCTTCATCAGCCATCCGTCTCTATGACCTTCACTGTCCTAGCGAACCACCAACCCCCAAGGCGTCTCATCGTAGATTCCCGTATGAGCTTGAGATTGACGAAGCAGTCAAGGGCCATTAGGCCAACCCATGCCAAGGCGGACACCTTGATCTCAATAATCTCTCCATCCTCTAGATAGGCCGTGATTGTCTTTGGTCTCATCTGTAAGCCCTCTCCATCCAGCGGCCGATAGTCGTGGTCACGAAAGTCACGAACTCCGGCCCATGCTTGAGCTGGCAGTAGACATTGTTCGCGTCATAGTCCTGCGGATGGTTCGACAGCCCCAGCCGCGTCAAGTAGTAGTGGTGGTAGACCAGTGATCCGAAATGAATCAGCACATTCCACGATGCCTGGTGGAACCGGTAGGCCTCCTCGGTATCCTCGAAGTTTTGGCGGCCCGGCATGTCCGGGTCGTAGGGATACAACAGCCCATCGCGCCTGATGCCGACCTCCTCCAACGCCGCCCAACGCTTCACCGCCGGATGCGTCAAGCCCGGCCGCACCCGGTGCGCCCTCCGCCATACCCGTGCCAACCGGTTTATCTCCGCCTGGAACATCGCCGCGTTCTGGAGCTGATTGTCGTTCACCACATAAGGCAGCACCGGCCTCGGCGTACGAAACTGCCCACCCCCCGTCGCCAGCGCCGGCCCCATTATCGCCGCCCTCGCCCCGTGCGGATGCTCCATGAAGTCTATGATCGGCTTCAGCCAACCGAGCGGCCCCAGGGAATCCTGCGCCGCCGGGAACACATGATCGGTATGCACTTCCACCACATACTCCGGCGCGAACCATTCATGCAGGAGCTGATAGCCCCGGTTCCGGCCCCGGGCGATGCCAAGATTTTCATCCTGCCAATCCACCCTTACCCGCTCCTCGGCCGCCTCCAGCCGCTGGAGCATCTCGACCGTGCATGGACAGGTGCTGCCATTGTCCACTACCACAAGCCGCCAATCGTAGAGCTGTAGATCACTCCCGAGGAGACTGTCTATTGCTTGCCTTGTCGCCTGCCAGTGAGTCGGGCACTGCGCCAGATTGCACGTCAGGAGATTCACTCCTACCTTGACCATGCGCCATCGTTTCTCTGCCCATTCGGCCTTCTCTAATGCGCCTACGCATTGGTATTGATCGCGGTGGTGATAGCCTCGCTTGGACCGCCGGCGCACATACCAGGCGAAGCGTAATGTCCGGCGTGCCCCGATAAGCCGTCTCCGATATCTCTGCTATCCAGCCGCAGTCGAAGCATCTGAATCTGCGTTGGCTTGACCGCGCATTCTCCCGCGACACAGTAGCCCGCCCTAGACAGGCCGGGCAAACTCCCCGATGACGCAAGGCCCAAGCCGCCGCCCCCACCGGGTCCGTTCTCTGAAGCTCTGTGATCTTTTGATCTATTCGGTCTGTCATTTCACCAGCTCCTTCCTTTCTCCCCAGCCTCCGATGCTATAGCCAGTCAGGCGTCCCGCCTTCACATCCGACCAGGCCTGGTCGTCATTTACCTTAACAGCCAGCACCCAACTCCCCTTCTTTACTGGGTTCTCGCCCATGTTCATGTCCTGCGGCGCGAGGTAACACTCAACAATGTCTGCCGCAAGCGGCTCTTTATGCTGCCGCCCGATGGCCGCCTTCTGCTCTTTCCACCGCGCCATGAAATCGTGGCAAGCCTCCTCGATCTCCTCCGCCTTGATAAAATCGCCCTGGCTATCCGTCCGGCGCGGCGTCCCCGGCTCCAGTACGATGCCATAGACGAGTCGCTTCTCCTTGTCCGCCTTCAGGATCGGGCAGAAAAGCTCCCAGGATGCCCCAGGAGAAGCGGTTCGGCCCCGGGAGAGCCTGCACCATAGCTTGCCGCTTGAATTCGCAATGTGGGCGAACATGACGCGGCTCTTGCCGCCCCGGAACCAGTCTTCTTTGGCCTTTGCCACCCACGCGCCGTCGGCCTGCTGCCGATACTGCGTCTTCACTGCCGCCCAGGCCGTCGCGTGCGCCTTCGCTTCATCGCCTTCATACTCTTGCCAAGCCGCATTGAAGGCCGCCCGCCATATCTCCTGCCCATGCTTCGGGAGCTTCTTCACCGTGGCTGGCAGATCGGCGAGGGTAGCATAGGGTTTGGAGACCGGTTCGTGGGTCTTTTCCATTTCCGCGGCCGCCTCGAAGGCCCCATCATGCTCCTGGCAGTGCGTCTCAGCCGCCGGGGCCATCCACTTGTCCTTGGGGTAGCGAAAGGCCTGAATCTCGCTACTGCCGTCCTCACGCACGCCGAAGATCACGTCTATCGGCTTACCGTCATGTTGTAGCTTTGCGTTCTGCCGCCGCATCCGCTGATACCCCGTCGGAGGCTTCAGCCGACAGGCATGCTCATTCGGGTAGGGCTTGAATATCTCGACATAGGCCTTCTCGAAATCTTCGTCGGTTGCCATATCAGTTCTCCTTTGAATCACCTTCTCCAGCGGCGTGATATGGCGCATTCCCCGCCTCTTCATTTCAGCGGCCAGCAGATCGTGCACCGCCTTCAGCCGCTCTGGCGTCAACTTGCTCTCGGCCGGTGAGATAGGCACATTTACGTGGACTTCGGAGACGGTGGGGTTCACGGATTTGGCATCCCCGCAAGCATCCGCGAAAAGTCCTGGGTTCCTCGCTCCCACAAGTCCCATCCCACGATCATCGCGACGGCTATCACCCCGACTCCCAACAGCCCGATGAGAAAGCGCGACGCGAAGCTCAAATCCGCGTGGCACCCGCCCGCCCCAGTAGAGACGATGGCCTCCAGGGCGCGAAACACAATGTAGGTTGCGATCAGAATCCCGATCTCGGGTATCATGCCCCGCCCTTTCCGCGGCCTCTCGATGACTGGAACCATTTCTCTTCCTTGCCCACCATCGCTACGCCGCACTTCTCGCACTTCATCTCCGCGCACGGCGTCCCGCGGTCGTGCTTCGTCTCCCACTTGCACTCTGGGCAGATGCAGGTGTCCGTCCCGCCCACGCCCTGCCGCGGGCCGCCCACTCCCCGTCCTTCTCCGAGAGCCATTTCCTTGTCTCCCTTCGCCGCCGCTTGGTGGCAGCGCCTATGCAGTGTCAGCAAGTCCTCATCCGACAGATTCTTGACTGATGCCGCGGTCAACGACTGGAGCGCCACCTTCTCCAGTCCGGGTGTCCCCTTACTGCGCCCCCCGGCCTCGCCCCTCGCCTGGAGGCCAATCCTCCCGGCGATTCCAGACAGGTAGCGGCTGAACCACGGCTTCACCCGGTCGTGGAAGGCCTGGAGGTAAGACCGCGATAGCCCACGCTTCTTCTTCATGCCATCCCCTCTTCTCTCATGGCCGCCATAGGCCATCATGTCAGACGAGGGATATTGACGTTCATTCTCGGTTCGCATTTATCGCCTCGCGCATCTTCTCCACTACTTGCCTCAGCCCAAAGTCCAGCGCGAGCAGCACGAAATCCCCCGGCCGCCGCGGCATCCACGTCCCGCCCACCGGGCAGGTATACTCCAACCTGATGTTCGGGTCGGGCAGCCATGTTCCCGGCAGCCGCCAGGGCACGTCCTTCCCATTCCCCAGTGAGAGCATCATGTCAGTCATGCCCACAACCGGCGCCCAGGATTCGGCCCCAAGTTGTGCCCACCATCTGCGGTCAGCGGCCTTCAGCAAGGCGCTTCTCCAATCTCGGCGGGACGAAGAAGAACCGCAGCCGCCGCCAGAAGGTCGGCCGCACGTAGTAGCGGCTGATCTCATCGCCGACCCGCGCCTCCCCGATGAACATCAGTCCGCGCCGCGCCGCTTCCCGGTCGCCCGTCGCCCGCACGCTCGCGAGGAACGCGTTCGGCTCGATATGGTTCCACCGCAGGCAATCATAATCGTCAAGCCAAGTCGCCGGGTAGCGCTGCTCGAACTCCTGGCCGATCTTCTCGGAGGCGATCTGCACCGTCTGCTCGAACTCTTTCATGGCTGGAAGTCCATCGCGGTATAGTGCTTGTCTTCGTCCGGCACGACACGCTTCTCCATCCCCTCCTCCTCTTCTTCGGGCAGTTTGCCGACTTGCCGTAGCCACGTCTCCATCGCCGGCCCCGGTGTTATCAGCATCGCCTGTGCCAGCTTGCCCAGAGGCTCGGCGATGTCCGAAAGGTCGGGGGCCTGAATATCCGACGCCACGAAATACGGGAACTCGGTGAGGCGGAAGCTCCCGGCATTCAGCCCAAAGAGCCTCGGGACCTCGTAGCGGTTGATCGTCTCAGCAATGGTATGGCCTAGCATCGCCTCCAGGCTCATCAGGAAGAAGTCCTTATCCGACTGGGACTTGGCGAAACTCCCCTTCGGCGCTTGACCCAATTCGAGGAACTGCGCCAGCACCGACCCCAGAATCCGCCAGGAGCAGAGCTGGATATAGGCGATCACATCCTCCAGCTTGATCGGGGGTGTCTTCAGGTCGAACCCGATGCCCCAGGGGACCAATGCCCCCATTTGCTCGTCGAGGCGGAAGGCGGTCGCCGCGTTCTCCAGATAGGCCCGCAGTTCGTTCATCCCGTCAGAGCCGTCGAAAAGTGTAATATCCCTTTCGCCGACGGAGAAGACGGGCACGCCGCCCATGCGCTCGATCAGGATGCCGGCCCAGATATCCGCGTGCTTGAGTCCATAAAATGGTTGATAAGCCGCACGCAAAAGCGACTCTCCTTCCGGGTTATTCATCTGGCCTTCGAGGGTGAAGTGCAGGCTGCGGTCAAGCGGGATCTCAACGTGGGACCCGCTCCCGCTCCGCGTGTCCGTCTGAATAAGCGCCTCCACGTCGCCGTCCTCGTCGAACTTCCAGCCGTCCCAGGTCTCCTGCCCGCGGGGCGACCACTTGCGCCAGCCCCAGAGTCCGTCGTCATGCTTGCTTCGCTTGCTGCCGTCCTTCTGCTGGGGCCCCAGCCGCCGCTTGTAGATGATCTGGAACCAAGAGGCGCCATAGACGGCCGTGCCGGTGATGATCTCGGACATTGCCTCATACCAGGTATGGGACATGTCATCCATGCAGGCCTCGAGGAACTCCCGTGCTTTCTCCGCATCCGGTCCCTTGCCGCCTTCCACCCGCCAGGTAGCGGCGAGCATGGGGAGCTTGATCGCCCGGAGCGCCCGCCGCACCACGTCGTGGTTATACATCTCGCGGTATTTCGCGCGGCCCTGCGCTCCCTGCAGCTCCTGGAGGTATTCCTCGCGGATATAGGGGCCGACCCGCTTCAGCCCGGTGGTTCCAATCTGCGTGATGCGCTCGCTAAAAGTCAGGGGCGCCCGGAGCGCGATGGGGGTTTTGTCGGGTTCGGCCTGCTTGCTCGGCTTCCGCGGCATCTTATCTCCTCCCGAAGTCCCTTCGCATGTCCACGCCCAGCCCCGCCCCGTAGGGCGTCTTCTTGAACGGCTTGAAGTTCTTCAATCCCTTATACATCCCGTCGTGCAGGTGGGCTGTCGCCGGCCGGGGCATTGACGTCCAAGCAAGCGCGCAGGCCATCACCCGGTCATCGAAGCCGCCCTCGGGGGCCGCGAAGCGGATGTTGCCCGTCTTACCCTCCGTCATCTCGAAGGCCTCGAACTCGTTCACCAGTTCTTCGTCGGGCAGGAGCGTAACCTTGCCCTGCTCGAAGGCGATCACCAAGGCGTCAATCATCTGCCGCTTGCTCTGGGCCGTGGTGGCGAAGGGCACTATCTCCGGCTGCCGCGGCATCTCTTGGCGGCGATGGTGCAATTCCGTTAGTATCATGTCATAGAATGGCTCACCTGGGCCGTTGGACTCGATGACACATTTGCGCACACCCAGGCGGCCGAGCAATGAGATTAGGCGCTCGGCCTGGATCGAATAGCTCGCTTCTCGAAGGCGCTCAATCTCCACCATGCATCCATCGGCATCGAACACCGAGAAGACAGAGAAGTCCGAGTGCTTGGCGAGATCCACCCCGCAGACGAGGGGCTGCTTCGGAGGAGAGGGAGCAGATGCGATCCGCTCCCGTACGTTGCGGAAGACCGCGCCCTCGCCGGTGAGGAACTCGGCCAGATATTCCTGCCGCCACCATCGCTCCGGGTAGTTCCGCTTCTCCTCCTGCAGCCGTTCTGTTGAGGGAATCTTGCTGTAAACATTCCGTTGCCCATCGGCGTCAAAAGCAGGTATGCGCCACCCCTGCCATTCCGGGAATAGCGCGTCCTGACTCGTCTGGTAGAGACGGGCAAACCAGTTGCCTCCCTTGGGCGTAGAGTTGAAAACGACATGACCATAGCGGCCCTCGGAGACAAGTGTCGGCCGCACGTTCAGCCAGGCGGCCTCTTTCATTCTCGCGGCCTCTATCATGTAGAGCGCGTCTATGCCCGCCGACACCAGGTCGTCGGGGTTCTCGGCCGACCGCAGTTCGATATGAACGTCGCCATGCAAGTCCATCAGGTAGGGCTTGCTCTCCAACTTGCGGATGACCTCCGACTCCGGCACGAACCGCTTCCAGTCGCTCCATAGTTCTGAGGCGAGAGGGTAGGTGGGGAAGACGAACCAGATGACGACTTTCGGGTTCAGGAGAGGCCGCGCCTGCTGACGCAGGCGGTTGATCTTCTCCCAAGCATCCCAGATGCAGGCCCAGTTCTTGCCTGCCCGCCGATGGGCGACCAGGACGCGGAAGCGGGCTTGGGAATCGAGGAGCAGACGCTGGCCGGCATGGGGGGTGTATTCGACTGTCGGCTGGCCGGCCGAGGAGGAGAAGATCGCTCGCTCTAGCATCTCCCCGAATGGGGGAACTGACTTAGCGGCCGTTGCCGGCATTGACCTTCCCGTTCCCGTTCGCGGACTCCACCAGTTCCGTCACCCGCGCTGCCGCCTCGCGCCAGTTCTCGCGGGGCACGAACTCCCGGATCGCCTCACCCAGGGCCAGGGCCAGCTTCTCGCTCAGCATCACCTGGACGTTCTCGGTAGACTGGCCTTCCTCCAGCCGCGCCTGCCGAAGGGCCGAGGTCATCACCATCGCCATTCGCGGGGCGTGGTAGAGAAGGTCAGCGAAGGGCATATTCTCCAATGCCTTCTTGTCTATGATATGCCCAAGCAGGGCATGGAAGACCCGACCAGAGACGGCCTCCGCTTCCTGGCGGGCCTGCCGGCGGCGGCGAGTAGCGGCTATCGCCTCTTCCTGTTCTCGCCCTCGCTCATCAAGCGCCCGGTCGAGTTCCCGGTCGCGGCCGGCCTCGCGCACCTGAGCATCCCAGGCCTCGCAACGAACCAGCCAACGCCATTTCTTCGACCACTGCCACATATAACCAGGCACGCGGGCCTCCGAACGGACGCCCGTCCGCTTGTGCTTGGCCGGCCTGGGCTTGGCGAAATAGAGCCGCCAGGCTTGGTCAAGGGTGCGGCAGGAACCTTGCAGGCGGAAGCACTCGAAGGCGCGGAAGGCGGCATCGGATTCGCCGGCCTGACGCTCCCAGGTGGGCGGAGGGGCTGGGGATGGCATACTGACTGCCTGGGGCACCGGAACCTCGCCCTGGGCCGCCTGGAGCGGCAAGACGTGCCTCGTGGTAGGGTCAGCCATTGGCTTTCACCGTCTCTAGTCTACACCATATGGGGCCGAAGTCAAGACGTCTGGAAGCTTCAAGGGGAGGCGAGGAGTAGAGGGGCGGGGGATTTAGGATCGCGGCAGGGCTTGTCGCGAGGGGCGAGAGGAATGCGGCCTATCAGCGGAGGCAGGGAATAGCTGGCGCGGATGGGAGTCAAAATACTTTCCTGGGACGCTTGACAAAGAGGGGGAGGTGAGGTATATTAGATATGGTAGCCTCCGATGACACATGGCGCGAAGCGTACCCAACCCAATACAGGCCACAAGACAGGCCGTCTTCCCGCGCGCCAGGAGGCTACCACCGCTTTGCGCTCAGGGGAGGCGGCCTGTTTGCTGGCCGAGCTGACTACGGAACGGACGTTGAAGGAGAAGAGGATGCCAACGCAGACTTTTCCGCGCGAATGTCAGCAAGCGAATGGGTTCATTCCTTCCAATAAGCCGAGGACCAGTAGCAGGGAAACCAACTTCCCCGCCGACTAACGGGAAGTCATAGAAAGGAGAGACCGATGCGAAAGCCAAGACCGAGGTGCGGGGCGGAGGTGGTGGCGACGGAGGCTGCGGTGGCAGGTAGAATGCGCGGCTTGCCTCCTGGTATCCCGGAAAGCGTAGAGCCTCCCAGAGAGGGAGGCCCCACACCGTCTGTCAAGGGGGTATCCAGTGAACACCGAAACCAGTTTACCACAACGAGAAGAAGGCGTCAAGAGGGGGAGCTTCCGGCTCCAGCAGGCCGAAGCCTCCGAGGCAAGATTCTGGTTGGAGGAGTGGAGGCAGGAAAGCGAGCGGAGAGTCCGCCGGGACTTAGAGCGGCGGGGGAGCATCGAGGGGAGGCATGTCCGATGACCAAGCTGATACTGGCTGAGATCAGGGCTAGGGCCGAGACGCTGCGAATGATCGCCGTCCGGTTGCGCGCCCAAGCGGACGGGCTGGAGGACGAGGCCCGCGTCTGCGAGCAGTGGGTGCGGGAAATGGTAGCGAAAGGAGACGATCCCAAGGAGGAAGAAAGAAATGGTCGCGAAACTGATTGAACTCTACAAGCTCACGAATGGGAACGGCCAAACCCGCGGAGCCATGGCGTGGGAAGTGGGGACGACGCATCGCCTCCCGCGCGGGAGGCGCGGGACCGCACTTTGTAGCAAGGAGGTGCTCCATGCCTATCGAGGAGCAAACCTCGCGCTGCTGATGAATCCGATTGGCGCGAACTTCCGCCCGCCCCGTCTCTGGCGGATTCGGGGGGATGTACGGGCTGATGACGGGACCAAGGTGGGCTCTTGGACACAGAGAGTCGAGGCCGAGTTGCCGCTGCCCACATGGTGGGCCAAACCGGGGTTGCGACATCGGGTGCATCTCCGCTTCGCCCTCCTCGCAAGTCAAGGCGTCAATGCTGAGAAGCCGTATATGGAGGTCATTACCGCTGCGGTGGAGCGCGTAATCGCCCTCCTCCGTTCGGCATGTAGAGATGAGACGCAATGGAAGCGGGCGGCGGCGGCGGCGCGGGCAGGTGCGGAGGCGGCGGTTGGCCATGTCCACATAGATCTGCGAGGCGTCGGCCCCGGCCCACCGAAGCCCCAGCTTCTCGGCGGCGAGGTCAGGAGACAATTCACGCTCTCCGGCTCCAGCGAAGCCAGGAAGTCTCGGCACTCAGCGCGGGCGAGAGACATCTCGCCTCCCTCGCCCACTCCGTCAGGGCCCGCCCCAGCGCCGCCCAGGGGAAGCGTGTCTCTCGCATGGCGGCGAGTAGCGGGTCTTCTAATCGCGCCGGCGGCTCCGTGCCGTGCGTCTTGCGGCAGAAGGCGCGCCGCCCATTCTCGAAAAGCAGCCTCTTGACTGGTCACTCCGGCAGCTCCCGGTTATGAAAACACAATGTTGGCAAACTCGGCCTAACTTCTTCAACCTCCACCATATCTGTAACCCTCGACGCGACGGCAGCCCTCAATTCTCTACGCAAACGCTGATATTCAGCCCAACGGCGATGATCCTTCTGGCATCCACCTCCCCCATAGCGCCTCTGGGCATTAGCGAACTGTAAGGCTATGATAGCCTGTTCTTTCTTCACCCTCAAGTATGGTAGAATCATCTCCAGAAAGGCTGCGGCCTTTTGGCCTGCGGTACGCCATATCCATCGCGCACGCTGCCTTTCTGAACGTTCCTCCCGCCGGATGCTACCCAATCCAGTCAGCCTGCGGAGCTCACTAATCATCCTATAGTCGGTGTTAGATACACTGACGAAAAGCCTCGCACGACTGCTCCTCTCTATCACATGAATGCACATTGTGCCTTCACCATCCATTACCCCAGCCATCCAACCCAGACTAGCGTCTTCCATTATGCCCCCCCCAAAGATTACGGCCCTAAACGGCAGCCGCTTCTTTTGTGGAAGTCGCGGGCGTCCAGGGCCGCAAAGCCAGGGCAACAAAAACACGCCTGCCATTCCCGCGACTTCCACGGGAGCAGTATACCAGACAGATACACTCAGGTCAAGCCGGGAGCTCCCGCGGCTCGGCCCAGACCACCTTGCACTGCGGACAGACTCGAGGCAGCGGGTCGCAAGGGTGGCATCGCCCATCCCAATGGCAGGATGGGCAGAGGTAGAGCGCACTGCCAGAAGGCCGACGCCACACGAACGGCCTCACCTTCTCCGGCTCCGGGGCGATTTTGCGGATGGCGTAGCGGCCGGGCGCGAATGTGATACGACTTCCCTTGACCATATTGTGGCTCTCGTAATTGGCGTCTATGTGGAACTCACATATCGCACGAATCACCCGCTCCCCCTCCAACTCGGCCTCGGCGGCGGCGATGGCTTCGAGTATCCGTAAGCATAACGGACATTCTTGCCCTGGCCGCGAAAAGAAGTTGTGGGCCTTTACAGCTTCAATCAACGTCCTCTCCGCGCTCTCGGTCATGTGCGGGAACCTCCTTCTTAGAATAATCTTCCGCAGAACTCCTGAGGCGTCCGGGTCCATTTTCTACGGTTGCAAGGGCCACAGGCCAGCACCAAGTTGGAGGGATCATTCGTGCCGGCTCGGGTCAAAGCGAAGCGATGATCTACAGTATGCCGTTTCATCGGCTTCCCACACCACCAACACCGTCCTTTCTGATTCCTGAGCATGATCGCAATGTCGGCGGCCCCAAAGCGGCCTTCGGCCCCTCGCATTCTTGCTCTACGCCGATGCCTTCCTGTTCTTTGACTTTCGACATGTTTCTCAGGATATCTCGCTCTATATCGCGCCTCCGCGGCCCGCATTCTATCTTTATTTCGGCAAGCCCAATCTCGCTTCTTAGCTGCAACCTCTTTCCGGTGACCGACACAATACTTGGCATCATACAGTTTCTGGCGTTCCCCGTTCGCCTTCCGGTAAGCAGCAATCTTCTCACCGTGAGTCTCTCTGTATA